ATATGGTCCCCTACAGTTCGTCTCCTGCACGCATGACTGCGGCTCTTGCTGCGAAGATCGTAGCAACCTTGGCCCCTCTGAATAACCTTCAGTACTTTGAGATTGCCATCTCCGATGAAGTCATCAAGGACGAAGATCCCACAGAGCTAATCAAGAAGCTTACGTCTAAGCAGGCGTCTATTGTCGGCAAGCTAAACAACACCAACATTCGAGAAGCTGCATATCTGGTTGCTCAACAGCTGATTGTTACCGGAGACTCTTTGCTTTGTCTGTACGACAACAAGACGTTTCAGGTACATCGCATTGACAACTATGTAGTCGAGCGCTTTGGTGATGGTCGAGTTGGCAAGATCATTCTACGAGAGTGGGTAAACAAGCGAGCCCTCCCTGAGGAGCTTAGCACGTTTACAGAATCTAAGGATAATCCAGTCGGCCACTATAAGTGGGAGCCGGTCTTTACCAAGATCGTCTTCAATGACTCAACCAAGAAATGGTCTTGGAACAAAGAGTTCCGCAACAAGCCCGTCAGTAATGGCGAGTGGGATATCGTACCCTATTGGGCACTTAGGTGGAAATCCAACAGTGGTGATAACTATGGCATCTCTCTGTGTGAAGAGAACGTTGGGGACCTTAGGGTCCTTCAGGGTCTCTCTAAGGCCATCATTGACGGCATTGCCATCAACTCGGAGTTCAGGTGGGGCATTGATCCCTCGGGGATCACAGAGCCTCAGGACATCGAAGACAGCGACAACTGTAGCTTTGTCCCTGCACGCCAGCAGGATATGTTCCCCATCCAAGCAAACACCATGGTCCACGTAGACCAGATGAATGCAATCAAGATGACGATTGAACGGGCCCTTGCCCGTGTCTTTCTGATGGAGACGGAGATCCAGCCTCAGCAGGAACGTGTTACGGCCACTCAGATCCGAAGCATCTCCAATGAACTCTATACGGCCCTTACGGGTGTTATGCCCATGCTCAATCGAGACATGATGCAGCCCCTTGTCCGTAGGTTCATGTATCTTGAATCTCAAACTGATCCTGAAATCAGCGAGATCCTCAATCTTATCAAGGTTGATATCCTGTCTGTTAGAATCCGTACCGGCCTTGAGGCCCTTGGCCGTGAGGTTGAGAATACTCAGATCGGTCAGATTCTCCAACAGGTTCTACAGCTGCCACCTGAGGCCCAAAAGGTCATCAACTGGACAGGTGTGGTATCTCGTTGGCTGGCAAGTACAGGCATCAATACTAACGGACTAACGTATAGTCCAGATGAACAAGCTGCTAAAGATCAGCAAATGATGGAACAACAGATGACCATGCAGGGCGCTCAGGTCGGCATGGAAGCTGCTGTTAAAACAATGGGTAATCAATCTCAATGACAACCGAAACCCCTAATGCCCCTGTCACTCAAGAAGATAAAGTGATTGAGGCCATTCGCACCAACGCTGTGGCTAACCCTTCGTCTATTCCTCCTCAGTTTGAGGGAGACGTAGAGAAGTACATCACGGCATACAAGAATCTACAGGCTGACTATACCAAGAAGAGTCAGGAACTTGCAGACCTTAAAGCCAAGGTCAAGCCAACGGATCCACCTAAGGCCCATGAGACTCCCAACCCTCTCCATATCGGAGAGCCTCCCGTTGAAGAGACTCCTCAGGTGTCTATTGAGGATCTACAGGCCGAGTTTGCTGAGACTGGTACTGTTAGTGACGAAAGCAAACAGGCAGTCATCAAGGCCCTTGGGATCAAGGATCCCCGGTTTGTTGACATGTACATCGAGGGCCTTAAGTCCCAGCGCCAGTTGGCCACAGACAAGGCCACTGAGATTGCCGGGGGTGCCGACGAGTACAATAAGGTTCTCCTGTGGGCCTCTAAGAACCTCAAGCCTGAACAGCGTGCTGCCCTTAACCAAGCGCTTAGCTCTCCTAGCTGGGAGCTTACTTGGACTGGATTGGTCACCCAGTACCGAGCTAACAAACAGTCGAACTCCAACGAGCCCATTAACGCTCCCGTTGGTAACGACACTACGGAAGTTCTTCCCTATAGAACCCATCAAGAGATGATGGCTGATCTTGCTAACCCCAAGTATCGCCAGAATCTTGACCCTGACTTTATCCAACTCGTTATGAAACGAGTGGCTATTACTCAGTTCTCGTAATAGGTATCATGTATCATGGATCATACAGTCTAACCGCTGTATGATCGTTTTGGTTGTTATTGACTGTGTATGGACTGCCACTGGACTCCCTTGTTGGGAATAACCAATAGTGACAATAACCACAAGCATGTCGTTGTTTCATTGTTGGAGATTTACTTATGCCTGGTTCCCCTACTATTGTTCGTCCGTATCGTAATGGCTCGTCTGGTACCCCCACGGATATGATCTATCCGGTTCTTGGTGGTGAGATTCTTCTCGCCTATCAGGAATTCAACCAGATGGCCGGTAAGGTTAACACCAAGTCCATTAGCTCTGGTAATACCGCTAAGTTCCCTGCCTACTGGAAGGTTGGTTCGGAGTACCATGAGGCTGGTGAGGAACTGCTTGGTCTGGATATCAGTTCCAAGGAGTACACGATTAACCTTGAGGATCGCCCTCTGGTGTCTCACCTTGAGTTCGATGATATCGATGCTGTCATTGGTCAGTTTGAGCCCCGTAGTGAACTTACGTCCACGATGGGTATGGAGCTTGCCAAGCAGGACGACATCAAGATGCTCATCGGTCTGATTAAGTCCTCGCGTCTTAACTCGTCTGGTGGCTTTGATTCTACGGCCAGTGAAGACCTTGATGACGGCGTTGCTGATTCGTTCTACACCACGGAGTTCCCGCTTGGTGCTAAGTACGAGTCGGCTAACCTTAACACCCTTGGTTCCACCACGGCTGTTAGTGCTCTGCTTGATGCCATTCAGCGTGCCGCGGTCCACTTCGATAAGCTGAACGTTCCCGAGAACGATCGCCATGTCGTGGTCCCCGTTGACCTTTGGTACGCTGCTCGGGCTACGGGGTCTCTGGTTGTTGGCGTCTCGCTCAACGCCTCGCAGACTACTTCGCCTGTTGTGCCTGCTTATGGGTCTCCTAACGGCATGCCGGGTCCCTCGATCCTTAACGGCACGCCCAAGACTGAGCACCTCATGTACATGGGCTTCAAGATCTGGCGTAGCACCAACATCCCGAACGTTAACGTTACTACTGGCCCGACCAAGTGGCAGGGTGACTTTGAAAATACGGTTGGCGTGATCTTCCAGAAGGACGCCTATGCCCACGTTCACAAGCTCGGCATCACCACGGAAACCTTCCGCGACGTTCGCCGTCAGTCGGACTTCTTCCTTGCGAAGACGTTCGTTGGTGGTGGTACGCTCCGTCCGTGCTGCGCGATCGAACTCCGTAAGGTTCCGTAATGGATCCTTGTGGTCCCTTGTTTCTTCTATTTCACCCAATCCATAAGGAATAAACCATGCCTATTAGTTCTGCTTCTATGAACCCCACTAGCACTCAGGTGCTTGGTAAGGTCCCCGCCATCTTCCGTGATGATAACGCTTCTTATTACACGTGTGGTACTCTTGCCGACAACACGGCAGAGACCCTCTGTGTTGCCGCGGATCTTCCGGAGAGCGGTCTGTATGTTGTGGCCCTTCCCAACTTTAGCGCTATTGGAATCTATGCGATTTACAACGACGATGTTGTTCTTCTGTATACTTCCACGGCCAGCAAGTTTACCGCAACTTGGGGTACTACCGCTAACGATCCGGTTAACTTTGACGTGAACTCTAGCAGCCTGAAAATTGAGAATCAGACTGGTGGATCGCTGACGGGTATCCGTATCTATCGCCTTGCCTAATCCCTCTGCCCCATCCTTAACCGGGTGGGGTAGATTTCATTTAACAGGAGCCCACTATGGGAGCTATGACTAAACTGATGGCGGTTAACCGGATGCTGAGAGGCGCTGGTGAATCTCCTGTGTCCACATTGATCGACGATGGAGTCAATGATGTCTCTATGGCTGTTGCCATTTTGGATGAAACCAACCAGATGCTTCAGATCGATCGCCAATCATTCAACACAGAAGACACTACGCTGTCTCCGGACAACGACGGTAACATCTACATCAACGCAGACACTCTGTTTGTTGATACCCGTGGAGATCATGCCAACGTCTCCATTGCCGTGCGGGGATCTCCTCCGCGTCTCTATAACCTCGATGACAATACATATGAATGGGATGAGGATCTTCAGGTAAAGATTACCATCCTTGTTCCATTCGATGATGTACCTACTGCAACCCAGTATGAGATCTGTGATATGGCCGCAAGGGTCTACCAGATGCAGACTATGGGTGATCCCACTCAAGACGCTATTCTTTCTCAGATCTCCATGAGGTCTCAGATCCGTAGCCGTGCCAATGAGATGCGACAGTCGGACTACAGCATGCTAAGAAAGTCCAAGATCGCTAGGTACATCTCTAATTCCCGCTACCGTTACTGGTTTGAATAAGGAGGGAATATGCCCGCAGTTACTTGGGAGATTCCCGCCCTTACTGGTGGGGTATCCCGCCAACCTACGACCCAAAGATTCCGTAACCAGTGTGAAGAGTCTACGAATATCCTTATGGATATCTCTAGAGGCGCTGAGAAGCGCGCTGGTACCGAATTCATTGCCGTGTCTGGTACGTCAGACGGCCAACTAGACGCCTCCTCAGGCACCTCAGACAAGTATGCAGTCCATTGGATCGACAGAGATGAAGCATCTCGATTCGTCGTTCTTATTGACGATACCCTCAGTGCTGCCAACAGGATTCAGGTGTTTGACGCCCTTACAGGT